AGAGATATATATAACTATATATATATATATATATATATATATGGAACCTGTTGATAAACAATTATACAATCAAACAAAAAAGAAAATATACTCATTGTATCCTAAGCATAGTGCTTATCGCAGTGGAATGTTGGTAAAAGAATATAAAAAACAATTTTCATTGAAGTATGGTTCGCGGAACTCTCCGTATTATGGTAAAAAAACGTATAAAAAAGGCTTGGCCCGATGGTTTAAAGAAAAATGGGTTAATCAACGAGGCGAAGTCGGTTACAAATATAAACATGATATCTATCGGCCTAGTTTACGAATTACAAAAAAAACACCAAAAACGCATCAGGAACTCACAAAGAAAGAACTAATTGTGGCGCGACGAAAAAAATATAGAACGGGGCATGTTAACAGATTTTAAAGTTTTATATATTTATTTTATATATATTTATTTATATATATTTATTTATTTATATATATTTATTTATATATATTATATAAAATGTTATTAAAATTTTTCACAGAGTTCATAGGAACTTTTATTTTCTTATCAGTAATATTAATGTCAGGAGATCCTTTAGCCATAGGTATTACTTTAGCATCGGTTATTTATTTTGGTCGTAAAGTCTCTGGGGGCAACTTTAATCCAGCAGTAAGTTATATGATGTTATTATCTAAAAAAATAAATGTTTCTACGTTTTTTATATATATCATTGCTCAATTATTGGGTGCTACCGCGGCATTTTTATTTTTTACTTATAGTAAACTAAGTATTCACAATCGGTAAACCCTGTACGTTATCTTGGTTTAGTGGAGGCAATGGTTGTGAAATGTTTTTTACTACTAATTAATAAGTAAACTCCGTGATATCCTAATGTGAAAACCGCAAGTACTCCAAGCAAAGGATAAATATAAGGATGTGCGTTTTTCTTATAAATCGCAACATAAGCAATTAAAGGTACAATAATTAAAAGATGTAAAACATAAATTAAAATGTATTTTAAACTAGTATCTTTCTCGCAGATCCAGTCTTCTTGCTTTTCTGGCATGTGAGCCTTAGGTTTTATGTTTTTTTGCCAACTACTTTCACTCTTTTTTAAAGGTAATGTTCTACAATCAAAAAAATAATCATACCACGCCATTGCGACATAAGAAACTACAAAAATTATAAATAAAGTAGCATATAACACATAAGGATTTTTAATGTTTGGCGAATATAAAAATAAGATCATAATGATCATTGCGAAAATTATACATTTGATATTAAACGCAAATGGTTTTCCAGGAAATAATCCTCCAGACATATATACTATTCATCGTTATTTATTTTTTTTTAATAACTTTAAAAATAAATTACAATATTTAATCACTAAATACATTTGTCGGTGAAGCCTATGAACTAACAGATAGTCATGATGTTTTTTATAAAATTTTTTTTCATTATAGGTTATTTCTGTTAAATAGTATCTTTTTTTTTGAACCTTGCTTTTATATTCTGGATTTGTTAATTGTATTGTTTTGATCATTTCTAAGGCTTTTTGTTCGGTTTTATAATATAACTTTTTTTTAGTTTCATTCCCACGAATCATGTACTTGACATAATGTTTGATCTTAGGGTAAATAAACGTATTTGTCATAGTTGTCATAGTTGTCATTGGTTTACTATGTGTCCATTCAATGTTTGAAACGCGATTGTCATTTAACACTCCATTTTTATGCTTAATATGAATAAATTTCTGTGGATTCTCTATAAATGCTTTGGCAACAAATTGATCTACTTTGTAGTATTTATATAAGTTAGGTTGTTGTTGCTGCTGTTGAAATATTTTTAATTTAACAACAGAATACCCTTTGGAATTTAATTTAGGAATTACTGGTTTGTTTGTTTTATTGTTTTTGATTTGACCGAGACAATTTATACAATAGTTTGGATGAGTAATTATAGGTTTCCAATGAGTTGTGGTAGTCATTTTATTTGTTGATTGGTTAGAGTGTTTATAGCCTTAATAACTTTTTAATTCTATATATTTTTAATTCTTTATTTTAATTCTTTATTTTTTTAATTCTATATATTTTTAGATTTATTTTTAGATTTATTTTTAGATTTATTTTTAGATTTATTTTAGATTTATTTTAAATTAAATAAATAATAATATTATAAAATATTATAAAATAGTATATGAAAAAAATATACAATAAACAAACTATACTTTATATATTGTTGTTCCTATTAGTATTTATTTTAGGTATACTTTTGATAAAGTATTTAGCTTCTAAAAAAGAAACGTTTTTTACAACAGCTAACAACCCTTTTACCGATGGAATAACAACTCCTGCGCCTATTTATGTACATGATCTAGCTGGACCCCCGAATACATTTATAAATTGTTATGATTCAACTGGTAGTGGAAAATTAATGCTTACAAGTGATCGCACGACCGGATTATCAAGTATAAGTAATACAATTAGTGTTAGTTTTTTATATCATTCAACGGGTCCTTGTGGTAATTCCTATCTTAATCTTTTTAGATTATCTGCAGTGAATTCAACTGAATTGGGTACCAGGTGTCCTGCTTTGTTTGTCCATCCATCAGGAGACAACCTTTCTAATTACTTGCATTTTAGAGTTAACGGGATACAAACGATAGGTGGTATCACCAGATATAACTTTGGTCCGTTTGATACAATATCCGGCGGTGAAGCAAGTTTAAAATTGTTTTATAATAGAACATATCATATTACATTTGTAATAAAACCTACGGGTACCAGTGGACAAAGCATTGCAATTTTATACCTAAATAATGAAACTCCAAAAACATCTCCTCCATTTTATAATTTAACTGATACTCTTTTAGCTAACGGAGTAAATCTTTATGGCTATGGCAGAGGCGAGACCACCATTCATATCAATAATCAAAATATTTTTATGAAAGATTTAACTTTTTATAATGGAGCATTAGCCCCTGAGCAAGTTAGTTTGATATATCAAAAAATACTTCAAGGAAATAAAGGTGCGACTGGTGCGACTGGTGCGACTGGTTCAACTGGTGCGACGGGTTCGACGGGTGCGACGGGTGTGACTGGTTCGACGGGTTCGACAGGTTCGACGGGTGCGACTGGTTCAACTGGTGCGACTGGTGTTGGTTCAACTGGTGCGACTGGTGTTCAAGGTGCTCAAGGTGTTACTGGTCTTCGGGGTCTTCAAGGTGTTACTGGTATTCGAGGTCTTCAAGGTGCTACTGGTCTTCGAGGTGCTACGGGTGCTCGGGGAGCAAATGGATCTATGGGACCAATGGGACCAGCAGGTCCTATGGGAACAAGAGGTGTAGCAGGACCTGCCGGACCTGCCGGAGCAGCAGGACCCATGGGACCGGCGGGTCCTATGGGACCCATGGGGCCGAGAGGACCGGTTTCAAGCACCAGCGTTGCGTCTACCGCAGAGAGAATAAATTCAGACGATACATTGGAAGACGACTTTTGTGAAGAATCGCTTTAAATACAAAAATAAAGAATATAGTAAAGAATATAAAATTTTATTCTTACAATAGTATAAGAATGCAAATTTTTGTTAAAACGCTTACCGGAAAAACGATCACCCTTGAGGTTGACTCCGCCGATACAATTGATACTATTAAAGCAAAAATTCAAGATAAAGAAGGAATTCCGCCCGACCAGCAACGATTAATTTTTGCGGGCAAACAATTAGAAGATGGGCGAACATTAAGCGATTATAATATTCAAAAAGAGAGTACGCTCCATCTTGTATTACGCTTACGTGGCGGATAATAATCTAATAATCTATTTTTTGTAATAAATGTAATATACAATACATTTATTACTATCTATGACAATCTAAAACTACTTTAAAAAGGCAATGGTGAATTAATATCAATCATTTTACCAGAAGACAATTGCGGGATTTGACTATAGTTTGGTTTCAATAAGTCTCTCATATTTATTAAGAGGGATTTCCATGTTAAATTTGTATGCTCGGTCATTACTTTTAAAAAACTCCATGTCAACGCACCTTGATATTTGTTATCAATAAAGGTATCCGCACTTGTTTGTGAATCAAAGCAGCCACTGATTAAAAACACATTACTTTTAGTTTCGCTTGTAGATTCGTTTATTTCTACTTGATCATTTAGTGGATCATTCCCAGATAAATAATTATATTTTAAGTCCATAAGAGTGCCGCTGTGACAGCAATCAAAAAGAATGAATAACGTAACACCTTCTGGTAAATGTTCATTAAGAATAAATTTCAATTCATCATCACTAATTGCTTGCTGATCAATTGTGATTAATAATTCATCTTTTCCATCTTTTTCATCCTTATTAACATCCGTCTTATAGGAACCATGACCACTATAAGTAAAAAAAAGTATCTCACCGGATTTTGCATTCATTAATAAATCTTTGTATTTTTTTAAAATGCTTTGCCTAGTTGGTTTGACGATTGTATTGTCAGTTAACACACACACATTAGTTGCATTAAAATTATACTTGGTTGTTAAATAGCTTTGTAAATGGTGGGCATCATTTATACATCCATAAAGTTGAGTTGGTGTTCTTGTATAATTAATTCCAATAAGTAAGGATTTTAACTCTGTGTTGTTTAAAATTGCTTGCTGCTGTCGCCATTGCTCTTGCTGTTGTTCTTGTAGTTGCTGTTGCTCTAAATATTCTCTAAGTTTGTTATTTTTAGTAGTAATATTAATGGTT